ATGATCGTGGCCTACCCGCACACAGTGCAGTATGCGGGGAAACGTACCAGGAAAGGACGAATGATGATAACGACATGGCGGCAACGGGGCATGGCCATCGTAGCGATGCTGACCGGTCTGATAATAATGGTGGGAGTGGTGTTCGGCTCGGCGAATACGGCGTATGCCGCGACGTTGACGCCCGCCGACGAAAGATATCACGTGGCGTTTCCATACAACGATATGGAATATTACGTCGGTGTCGCGGGGCTGGACGCTTCGGGCAACAAGTACTACTGCATCGAAGCGGGGAAACTGAGCGACTATGTGATAGGCCCCACCACGGTGCTTGCCTCCGATGAGAACGCCCGGCGTATGGCATGGATCCTTGACCGGTACCGCGACACGGATGCCGCCACCCATGCGGCGATCGGCATCATCGTGCAGGATCACTTCGGGCGCGATCGGGACGAGTGGGCGAGACAGATGGCGGTCATTCAAGGCCGGTACCCCGAGATCGTGGCGAAGGCGGCCCGGATATGGGATCAATCGGCCGGCAAGACGCCTGCGGGCACGACGGTGGAACGCACCGATGCCGAGGCTTTGCGCAGCGGTTCCATCTCGGTGAAAGTGGTGAACCGCGCCGGTGACGCGATCGCGGGAGTGCCGTTCACCGTCACCTTGCAGGGGGCGGCGCGGTTCGTCCAAGGCGGCAACACGTTCTCGGGGGTGTCGACGAGCGCCGGGTCCTCGATCGCGTGGGAGGCGACCGGCGCTGGCGAGGTGACGGCGAACACCACATACGAGTATGGGCGGATGCACGTCATGGACAGCACTCAGGACATGCTGGCCTTTGACTCGATGGCTTCCACTGGCGGCGCGTCGACGACATTTCGGGTGCGTAAGGATTTTGTTCCGGCGGTATCCACCAAGGTCTCCGAGAAGGTGCTTGATGTGGCTTCTCCGGTGTTCGATGACGTGACCAGTGGCGTGGCGGATGCGGACAGTTATTGGGTGCCCGATTTGGAATTGCAGGCCCGCGGATACTATTTCGATGGTCTTGATACGGGCGATGTGGGCAATGTCATTACGCCGAATGCACAAGAGAGCGCCGATGCTTTTCTTGCGCGATTGGCGACTTTGGGTTATGAGCCGGTGGCCTATGGCAAGGCCTCTTTCACCGGGGTGGGGCAGCAGGCACGTGTGCAGGCCATGACCAAGCCGGATGACGGTGCCGCTTACCGGACCAAGCAGAATAGCGGTTTTGGCACATGGGTATGGGTGTTTCGGCGGTCCGAGCAGAGCAAACAGGCGCAGGAATACCTTATAGGCGACTGGATAAGTCCGTTTATGGAGGCTACGGAAAGCAATACAAGTCGCAGGAAGCTAGAAGTCATGTCGACGGTCACTGAGCATTCGGCGGATATCGGTGCCGAGCTCAGCGACACCATTACCGTATCGGGATTCCCTGCGGATCATGGCCAGTATGCCGGCAACGAAGAGTATGAGTTCGCGGCGGATCGGCCGTATGCGACGGTGAGCGTATGGTGGTCCGGCGATCCCGACAACCCCTCCAACGATGAGGCGTACAAGCCATCCGGGGGAGAGGTTCCCACGGAAGACGACAACCACCGGTTGCTGGCCACCTGGGAGATTCCCGCGATGAACGGCACGTTCAAAATCGGCGCCGGGGCGTTGGACGCGCGTGGCGCTCCTATGTATCTGACCGCCGAACGGCCTGGGTGGTACGTGTTCGTCTGGCGGTTCGAGGGGGATGACCGTGTTTCCCCGGCGTCCAGCCGGTATGACGATGCCTGGGAGCGTGTGCGGGTGTTGCCCCCATGCGAGTCGGAGAAACCGTGCGAACCGGAGAAACCCGAGACGCCGCCGGCGCCGGCGGAGGCAACCACGCCCAACCCTCGCCCGTCACTGCCCGTCACGGGTGGCGATGTGTCGCTTGCCTCGGTTCTGGCCGTGTCAGCTCTGGCGATAGGCGCCATACTGTCCATCGTCGTTCGGTGGCGTCGTCGCTATGACCGATTCAAGCACTGGACGATGCGCTGGCCGATACGTTGACCCGCTGCGGCATGATGCCGATGATGTCGGCTGGATGGTGAACCACACTCCGCTTCTGAGCAGAAGAACGGGAGCTGGGCACGAAGTCGATCGTAACATACGACTTGTGCCCGGCTTCCGCTTCGTTGAGAAACTTCACGCCTGTCGCCTCCCGTGGATTAGACAACTGAAGATCCGCGATGAAAATGACGAGACGTTTATGATCGCCGACTTCCCTGGGCACCGTAGCTGCCTGATCGCCTTTCATCCATATCGCCACGGTAAACGGAAAGGCCGCTGATTTCGGTACCGAAATCAGCGGCCATATAACCACGTTCGTAGCGGGGCATGGATTTGAACCTTGGACCTCTGGGGACACCAGAGGTCCAAGGTTCAAATCCATGGGGCTTCTGAGCTTATCCAAGCTCAGTTTAGCCGCGTGAAGATCAGGATGCCCATGATGGATCATGAGAAACAAAATCAGCGCACCGGTCCCATGGCGCAAAAGCATCGAAGGGTGGACTGACACCCTTAGGGCGGCCGGCCTATCAGCACAAACCATCAAAAGCCGACGATACAAGATGGTGCATCTAGCGACATTGCTCATGCCGGATGGTCCCGAAGACGTGACCACGGAACGCATCGTGCATGTGTTCGCGGAACAGCAATGGAAACCGGAGACCCTCAAGGCGTACCGGAACACGATAGCGTCGTTTTTCCGTTGGCTGCGCAAGAGCGGCAGACGGAAAAACGATCCGAGTCTCGATGTGCCGCGAGTGAAGAAGCCGCACGCGCATCCCAGACCATGCCCAGACAAATACATTCGCGCGGCGATGGAGATGGCCACGCCGCCGGAACGGCTCATGATCCGTCTCGGTGCGGAGTGCGGGCTGAGACGTGGCGAGATAGCCGCCGTGCACAGCGATGACGTGGTGGCAGACAGTATCGGCCATTCGTTGATCGTGCGCGGCAAGGGGGACAAACAGCGCGTCGTGCCGCTGCCGGATGACCTGGCGACGGCCGTCATGGACGCGCGAGGCTATCTTTTCCCCGGCCGGTTCGGAGGCCATGTCGAGGAATCCTATATCGGAGACCATGTCAGCCATCTGTTGCCGGCCGGCTGGGCCGCGCATACCTTGCGCCATCGTTTCGCCACGGTGGCCTATTCCACGACTCATGACCTATTCGTGGTCGCGGAACTGTTGGGGCATGAGTCGGTCGAGACCACGGAGCATTACGTGGCCATGCCCGACGGCCGTCTACGAGAGGCAACGGCGGCCGTCAGACTTACGTAATCGACTACTTGGCCGTCACATTGATTTCGAGGGCGTCTAGCTTGGCCTTGACGGCCTTCTCCACGCTTGCGGCGATGTCGCCGGGGTTGGCCCCAACGGCCTTGCTCAGTGCTTCGATTGCTGCGTTCTGGGCCGTAAGCATGGTCTTCAGCTCGGCGATGTCGTAGCGGGCTTGGATGACGCTGTCCAGGATGTTACGCCCGTCGTTGCCTTTGGTCTGGATGAGTGCGTCTGCGGCGCGGTCCTTGAGCTCGGAGCGTGTCTGGATGATGCCGTCGAACAGGTTGCGCCCGTCGTTTCCCTTGGTCTCGTATAGGTCCTGTGCTGACACTCCCGTGTCTCCTTCCTTGACTAGTTGTTTGAATCGCTCCCAGCTGTAACCCCAGCGGGAGAAGTAGGGTATCGGGTCGGTGTGGTCGCTGCCGCCCCATCGTTTCGTTGCTTCGTCGTGGCAGATGAGCCGGTCGATTCCCCACCCGTGCGCTGCGAGTCGTTCACGGACCACCAATGCGGCTATCTCGATGCCGTGTTGGAAGTCCTGCGCGTTGGTGGCTTCGCAGATCTCCAGCCCTTCTACGTATCGGTTGCCGTTGCCGACCTGGTAGCAGAGGCGGTCGTAGGGAACGGTGTGGATAGCTTCGGCCCAGTCGCTCACAAGGTGCACGGCATAGATGTAGTCGCGGGCCCATAGGTCGCGGTGGTTGCGTGCGGTGGCTCCTGGGTTTGCGGTGCTGTGCACGCAGAAATAGGACGGGGACAGTGGCCCGTGGCCTTGGTTGACGATGTCCTCGCGTATGACGCTCACTGGTCTTTGTCCTTTTCCTGTGTGCGGAACAGCTGAAGTAATTTGGAGTCCTTGAGTTCGGGGTTGATTTCGCCCAGGTTCTCCAGGATGCTGGTCGTCTCGGTCAGGATGACGTACATTGCTGCGGGGATGACGATGGGCAGCGTGTATCCGAGGTCGATGACCCGCTGCACGTGTTCCAGGATCTCGGCGAGGACCATGATCAGCACGAACGCGCCCTTGTGGTAGATGCCTTCCCTCATCTTCGTGCTGCTGATGTCGTGCTGCATGGCTGCCTTGACGAGTCCCGTGATGTAATCGAGGATGATGAGGATACCGACGACGGCGAGGGCCGTGATCTCCGTTTGCTGCATGTGTTTTCCTTTCCTTGTTGGTTATCTGCCTACGGGGTAGCTGATGGGGGTCACGCCCACGTTTCTGCCGGCCGTGCCGTAGATGTTGTTGATTGTCAGCGTGCCGTCCGTCTTTATCTCTATGAGCGCCTGGGTGCCGCCCGATGCGGTCCAGCCATGCACGAACCTTCTGATGGCGGGGCGGGCCTGTTCGGGCAGTCGGGCGAAGTTCCACCCTGCATACACGTCAACGTTCGCGCCCATGTCGCCGTACACGTTGACCATGCCGTTCTCGATGCTCACGCAGAGGGTGCCGGGGTTCGACGTGTTGTAGGTGCCAAGTTGGGTGCGTGGCATGTTGATGGTGGTCGGCCCGCCCTCCAGTCCTTGGATGACCCACTTGGCGACTGTCGCATAGCCTTGGTCGTTGGGATGCATGTCGAGGTTGCCGTCACCTAGGTCATGGATCTGGCCGGTGAGGTTGTAGAGCCACTGCCAACTGTCCCAGATGACCTCCACTCCTTTGTCTCGGGCCGCGGTGCGGATGTCTTCGGCCCTGTATTGCGCGTCCACGCTGATCGGCCGGTAGTCGGCCCATAGGGCGGGGATGCACACGATTCTGGCGGTGGGCCAGTTCGTGTGCGCGTAGTCGAACGTCTCGGCCGCCTTATTGGTGACGGTGGTGTTGCCGTCGTTGCGGCCGCCGGCGATGATGATGACGTCCGGGGTGGCGTTGGCGGCCTTGGCGTCCTGCAACTGCTGGAGGAACGTCTTGTTGCCTTGCCCTCCGATGCTGTACCCGCTGCCGCCCACGGCGCGGTTGTCCTCGCTCCAACCGAAGTGCTGGGCCACGAGCGTGCTCCATCGCGCCGCGTTGCTGCTTGCCCTGAAGCCCTGCGTGTAGCTGTCGCCGATGAACAGGGCCGATGCGCCGTAGAGAGCGCCGCGTGTGTCGCTGCCGGCCCTGCGGATAAGCGCGGCCACGCCCGAGTCCTGGATGTTTCCTGCGCTGGACGCGAACCCTTCGGCCTCGTCTCGCCATTTCTTGGCGTTCGCGGTGGCCGTGTTCAGTGCGTCGGTGATTTCTGCGGGCAGTTGGTCGATGTTGTCGTCGATCGACTCGGCCATGGCCTGGAACTGCTGGGACGCGAAGCGCACGAGGTTGTTGGCTCCGGGGTATTTGATGTGATGGCGTGGCGTGGTGGGCATGTCTGCCGGGTTGAACTCCGCCCGTGTGGTGTCTGCCATGGTTTTCCTTCCTATTGTTCGAAATATGTGATCTGCCCGAATTCGCCCCATGTGAACACCGTGGTCGTCCACGGGAGACCGATGGGGTCGAGGTCGGCCCATGTGCTCAGTTCGCTGGGGATCATGGGCAATGGGGTGATGGTCAGCTCGTTGCTGAGGTCCGGCTCGTCGCCGTCCCATGCGAACGAGAGGGTGCCGCCGATGGCGAGCCATGCGCCTGCCGTGACCGGCGAGCCGTTCGCGTCCAAGAGCTTCGTGTATCTGGTGGAGGCGAAGGCCAGCAGGATCGCGCTCGGCTGCAACGTGTGCTCGTACAGGTCGAGGTCGATGCCCCTGCTGGAGATGGTCGGCGCTTCGGGTATCGGCTTGAGGGTCTGCGTGGCGAGCCAGTCGGCCCACTGGTCGCGCTGCGCGTCGCTTGGCTGCCAGACGGTGCCGGGCCAGTGTCCGCCGCTTTCGTCCACGCTCACCGCGTCGGTCTCGAACGTTACGGCCTCGATGGTCTCGGTGAGATTCTGGGGCAAACGGCCTCGGTCGGTGACGGTCGCCTCCGCGTCCTCGAATGTCACCTTCTGGTCGTTGTCGTCCCATTTGGCCTTGCGGGTCTTCAACGTGACCTGCGCCACGGGGTCGGGCAACGTCATGTCGGTTTCGTTGATGCGGATGTCCGAGGCGTAGAGCGCCTTCTGCTCCATGCCCGCGCCCTCCACGCTCAGGGTGCCGTCGCCGTGCAGGGTGATGCTTGCCTTGTCGCCCGCGTAGCGTGCCGCGAGGTGTTCCGAGCCGTGCTGGTGGGTCTCGTACCACAGGGCCACGTCCGGCAACGGGGCGGCGAGCTTGTGGAGCACGGTGGACAGGTCTGGCATGCTGTCGAGGTCGTATGGCGCGGGGTAGGGCGCGTACTGCTTGAGGTAGTCGATGCTGTCGGGGTCGAGCGGCGGGCAGCCGAGCCCGTTGATCCTGCGGCCGATTTCGTCCACGCGTGCGCGCGCGTCGCCGGTCCAGTGCAGGTCGGGCAATGCCGGGTCGGTGGGTCCCTGCTGCGTGGTGCGTTTCAGTCGCACGGTGAGGCTGTTGGCGTACAGGTCGAGCAGGTAGGTGCCGTTGCCGCGCTGGGTGATGGTGCCGCCCGTGGTGATGTTGCCCATGAACAGGGTGAGCGCCGTGGGGTCTGGCGGCTCGGTCGGGTCGGGCGTGTGAAGCTGGTGGAAGTCGGCCCATGTCAGTGCCGGTGGCGTTTCAACCCATGGCGTGCTGCGGTTGAGGTCCTGCCACAGTGGCATGCGTGACAGTTGGATCAGCACGGGCATGCCGGCGATGCGGGTGGCGTTGCCCGCGAGGTCGCCGGTGCGGTCCATGAGCTGGAAGTGCAGCACGTTGGGGTCGGGCTGTTCGTCCAGCTTGTCGGTGCCCCACTCGATGGTGAAGCCGGCGAGTCCGGCCGTGGCTCCCGCGTGGCCGGTGACGTTGACGTAGCCGCCGCCGGTGTCTATGTACATGACGGGTTGCCTCATGCGCGGCCCCTCCGTTTCGCGTAGCCGTTCAGCAGTTTCTCGATGGCCTTGGCGGTGCCGTCCGGGTCGGTCACGAGCCCGTCGATGTGGACCTCGTAGTTGTTGACGACGGTCTGGCCCGCCGCCGCGCCACGGGTGGCGTTGACGGTGGCGTTCATGGGCGTGGAGGCCAGCGTGGCGTTGACGCCCGCTATCGCGCTGCGCACCTTTCCGTCGAAGCCTGTGCGGATGCCTTGGGCGAAGCCGTCCATGATGGCGTTGCCGTGGGGGATGAGCAGGCGGCGGTCGTAGCTGATGGGGCCCTTGTGCGAGCTGATCCAGTCGGCGATGCCTCCCACGAAGCCGGTCACGCTGTCCCATGCGCTTTTCAGGCCGTTGAGGAAGCCGTCGATGATGCTTTTTCCGGCGTTCACGAGCAGGCCGGACACGTTGCCGATGGCGGACAGGATGCGGCCGGGTAGACCGCTGAACCATGTCACCACGCCGTTGAACGCGTTGGTGGCTCCCTGCGCGGCGTTGCTGAAGAACGCGGCTATCCTGCCGGGGAGCTGCTGGAAGAAGGCGATGATGTTGTTGACGCACTGGCCCATGAACGCGGTGAACTGCGCCCATATCTGCCGGCCCATGTTGGTCTGGGTGAAGAACCACACCAGCGCGGCCACGAGCGCGCCTATGGCGGTGACGACGATTATCACGGGGTTGGCGTTCATGGCGACGTTCAGCGCCAATTGCGCGATTTCCGCTGCGGTGGCGGCGAAGCTGAAGCCCTGCAACGCGGTGACCACGGCGCTGATGACGCTGGCGACCTTGAACGCGGCGAAGCCTCCGCCGATGGCCACGAGAGCGCCCGCGATGGGTTCCGCGTTGGCGCTTACCCATTCGCCGAACTGGGTGAGCTTGTCGGCCAACGCCTGGATGACTCCGGCCGCGCCGTTGAACGCCTCGCCCAGTTGGGTGCCGACGCCGCCCGCGTCGGACAGTCCCTGCAAGCCGGGGGCGATGGCGGTGGCGATGTCGGCGAACGCCTGCCCCAAGGCTCCGAGCGCGTCGCCCACGGCCTTCACGGTGTCGGACACGGCCTGGAACGCGCCGGTCTGGCTGAGCGCGTTGATGAACGTCTGGAGGTTGCCGGTGGCGGTCTGGGCGAACTGGCCGATGCTGTCGGCGGCTTCGGTGAGCGCTCCGGTCACGGCGGGCTTGAACAGGCTGAACGCGTCGGTCAGGCCTCCGGTCACGGCGGCCTCCAGATTGCCCAGCGCGCCCTCCATGGTCTGGGTGCTGGACGCGGCCTGTTTGGCCACGTCGCTCATGCCCAGTTGCATGATGGCCTGGTTGAACTCGTCCGCCGAGATTTCGCCCTTTTCCATCGCGTCGCGGAAGTTGCCCGTGTACGCGCCGTTCTTGAGCATGGCTTCCTGGAGCTTGCCGGACGCTCCGGGGATGGCGTCGGCCAACTGGTTCCAGTTCTCGGTGGTCAGCTTTCCCGCGCCTGCGGTTTGGGTGAGCATCATGGCCACGCTCTTGAACGTGTCGGCGTTGCCGCCCGCCACGGCGTTCAGGTTGCCGGCCGCTTCGGTCAGGCCGGTGTAGTCGCCGATGCCGTTGGTCGCGAGCTGGGCGGTGGTGTTCTGGATGGTGCCGAGGTCGTACACGGTGCGGTCGGCGTAGTCGCGCGCCGCCTTGGATGCTTTTTCGACGTTGCTGGTGTCGATGCCGGCGAAGTTCATCGTCGAGACAAATTTGTCGGTGCTGTCGCTCATGTCCATCACGGCGCTGCCGAACGAACTCACCTTGTCCCAAAGGGCGGTAACGCCCTTGAGGGCCGCGCCGCCCATGAAGTTGCCGAAAGCGGACGCTTTGGCGGTGGCTTTCTGGAACGCCTTCACGGCGTCGTCGCTGTTGCCCGTGATTCTCACGGACATTATCGCGCTATGTCCCATGCGTCGCCTCCTCTATCTTCTCGGCTTCGGTCTGGATGATTTCAATCGCTGTGGCCCAGTCCATGCCCGTGGCTTTCTCTCGCCACTCCCACGGCGTCCCGCCGAAATAGCGGGCCAGTAGACATGAGAGTCTGCCCATGGACTCTTCGGGCCACGGCGTCAGTCCGTAGGGTTTCCCGCGTCGGTCTCCGTGCCCTTGATCTCCACGCCGTCCACGTCCACGCCGTCGAGCCATGCGTCATAGTCGGCGGCGGTGAGCTTGGCGAACTTTTCGGCGAGGTAGGCTATGTAGTACGCCTGCCTGATGCGGCTTGCGTCGCCTGCGGCCCATTTCCGGGCCTGCGCGTGTTCCTCGGCCTCGCAGATGACGCGCGGCGTCAACGGTGCTTCGTTGATGTCACCGTTGGTGTGGGTGATTCTGATGGTCCTCATGATCTAAGCTCCTTTTACCTTGCTCATGGTTTTGTCGATGAACTGCTTATAGACGCGCCGCCACGCGCCCTCGGTGCCGGCCACGCCCTGGTTGACGAACAGGCGGGGTTTGATGCCCCTTTTCGGCCACCCGTAGTTGATGACTCCCGCGTAGGGCGCGGACTTGCGGCCGGCACGGATGACGCCGGCCTTCTGGGTCGCGCCAACGCGAATGGATCCGGCGAGCCTGCCCGACTCGCCGCGCGGCGCGAGCTGCCGGACGGCCGGCAACGCGATGTCCGCGGCCTGCCGGTTCACGTTCTTCAGCTCCTTCATGTCCGCGCCTGCTTTGCGCATGGTCTGAACGAAACGTTTTTGCCCCACCACGTATGCGGCTTTGGCTGCCATTTCAGACCTCGGCGGCCGGCGTGTAGGCGGAGTGCGCGAGTTCGGTCGCGGGGAAACTGAAGTCGTTGCTGTTCTTTGATTTCACGTCGCCGCCGATGCTCACGGGCGAGATGTTCACCTTACCGTTCCACTTGGTCGCCCCCTTGTTGTTCGGCACCCACTCGAACGGCAGCGTCTGGCCGGCATGGTCGAAGCACCAGTTGGCGAGGTTGTCCGTGTCGAAGTTGTCAACGATGGTTCCCTCAAGCGTCCAATCGGTGCTTGAGCTGGTGTCCTGCGAGCCGTCAAGGAAATTGATTGGGTCGTCGGTGTTGTTCGACGCCACCAACTGCACCTTGGTGACTTCGGCGCTGAAGTCGCGCCCGCTTTCGGTGTCGGTGATGGTGAGCTTGCCCGGTCCAAGGGTTCTTGTCGCCATGATTGTGTCCTTTCTAATCCAACGGGTTGAGGGTTATGGTGTAGGCGGCCAGGCTGCCCACTCCGGTCAGGTTGAACGTGCTGGGTTTCGCGTCCCGCAAGTTCACTTGGCGGTCGTGCAAGCGTTGCACGCCGTCGGTCAACAGGTCCAAGGCGGCCGCCTGCGTGGCCATGGTGCCGGCGATGAGGTTCACCGTCCAAGTGATGGTCTGCATATGCCAGCCCTCGAAAGTGAGTTCCGGCGGGTCTATCAGCACCGCTATTCTGCCTGGCAACGGGCGGGCGTCCTGCGCGTCGATGGTGACGACGCAAGCGAGGTCGCCCATGGCGTCCGTCAGCATGTCCATAAGGGCTTCGCGCTCTCGTGTTACTTGGCTGCTCATGCGATCACCACGCTCCCGGTCAGGATGCCGGCCGCGTTGAGTTTCGGCCACACCGAGCGCAACGGGTCGCTGCTGACCCTGAACGGTTCCAACGTGCCGTCGCCCACGCTCATGACGCCCAGTCTGGCGTCCCGGCTGTTGTAGAGGTCGGCGGCGCAAGAGGTAACGCAGTCCGCCATGACTTCCTGCTCCACGTTCCTATCGCCGAGCGCGCCGCGAACATAGCCGATGGCCGCTTGGATGACGCGGCGCACCCGGTCGTCGTCGCCGGTGGGAACGTTGATTTCGTCCCTCACCGCCGCCTCATAGTTCGTCCAGTCGTCGGCCATGTCACTTGCCAGAATCGGCCGTTGCCGCGAACTTCACAGGAATAAGCCCGAGCGGCTTGGTCGCCGCCACGGCCATATAGCCGTAGACGCTGTAGTTCTCGGTGAGCTTGGTCGGGTCGCCGTCGCTGAGCTGGGTGGGGCCGCCCGACTCCCAAACGGTCACGGCCTCGGGGTCGATGAAGCACGCGGTGCCGGCCGGGGCCTTGGACAGCATCTGCACCGGGACTCGTAGGAACTTCCCCGCGATGCCGGTGAGGTCGAAGTCACCCAACGTGTCGGAGCCGTCACCGCTCAAATCGAAGAAGCGGCTGCCGGTGTCCTTGAGCTTGATAAGCGCCGCCATAACGTCCTTGGAGACACCGAGACGGGTCAGGCTCACGTTGCGGTCGTCGGCAAGTTCCGCCGCGTCCATGATCAGCATGGCCCACTGGTCGATGGTCATTGCCGCCAGCGTCGCGGGCGCGTCGATCTTGTTCGCGCCCGTCTTGGCGTCGCGCTGCGCTGCGATGGTGTCAAAAAGGAAGTTGCGCACCTTGTTTTCGGTGGCCTTGGCGTAGGCGTTGCGCAACGCGGCAAGAGCGGTGTTGAGCATGGGCGTGGTGCTGCGTTCGATGGTCTGGCGCGAAAGCGTGGTATAGCCGCCATAAGTCTCAATATTTGCGCTCTTGGTACCGAACGTGACCTTGCCGAACTGCAACGCGCCGCCCTCGTTCTCCTGCTTGTCCACCGTGGCGGTGTCGGACGCCACCACGTTGTATTCCATCGTCATGCCCTTGTCCGGCAGCGTGTCATGGGTGAGGAGATTGGTCACCTTGCGGCGCTGCTCGATCAGTCGCAAATCATCCCTAATCCATGCCACCTTGTTGCCAGTGTCGCCGGTGGCGATGAGGTCACGGCACTCGTGCATGAGCTGCACTGCCGCTTCGTCGCCACGGTAGAGCGCCTGAAGATAGTCGCCGGCCGTGCGATACTCAGCACCCATGACCTTGGCCGGCTCACTGTCGGTGTTCCTGGCAATGGCGGCTTTCATGCTGCGCTGTTCGTCCATGATGCCGTTCAGCTTGTCGTTGATTTCCGCAAGGTCCATTTCGTTTCCTTTCCTGTTGTTTCCGGTTTCCCGAATGTTTTCGCTGCTGCGCTGCGAAGTGATCTTCGCGGCCTCGTAGGCGGGCCATGACACCACCGACACTTCCAGGAGGCGCACGCGCTTGCGGTGGGTGACGCCCTGCTTGTCGGTTTCGTCCTCAATCGGCATGAAGCCGACGCTGAGCGAGTCCAGCGCGCCGTCGCGCAACAGGGCCACCACGTCCCGGCCGCGCTGCGTGTCGCTGATATGCGCCGTGATATGCAAGCCGTCCTCTTGGGGCTGCGCGCCGGTGATGCGGCCGATAAGCTCCCCATGCTGATAGCAGAGCTTCGCCGTGTCCGTATCATCGAAAACACAATCGGCGTCGAACGTCTCAGCACCGTCCCATGTGCTGATGACGCTGCCGTAGGGCACGGCCACGCCCCCCAACGTGCGCCCGTCGCCCTCTTCGGCCGCGCGTAGGCACACGCCCTTAAACCCGATTTCATGCTTCATCCTGCGTCTCCTGTCCTTGTGGCTGCTCCTGTGGTTCCGGTTGCGGTGCCGCGATGAGAGGCGGCAACGCCTCCCTTGCGCGCACCTCGTTCACGTCCATCCACCCGGCCTCTATCGCCGTCTTGTAGGCGTTGAACCGGTCGGCCATGTCGGCGCGCCGGCTGCTGTCCCAGTCGAACGCGGCCGTGCGGCCCCTCGGCAACAAACGGTTGAAAAGCTCCTCTATCTCGCCCGCATAAGCCGCCAACGTGTAATCGGCGAACTCAATCCACGATTGCTCGATATTCGAGTAAGTAAGGTTGCTACCGTCAACGGCCGCCAACATGATGCTCGCCGGGATGCCTAGAAGCCGCGCGATCTGAGTGGTGTCGAACTTCTGCGTCTCCAAAAACTGCAAATCTGCCGGTTTCATATCCAAGGGAACGTATTTGAGTTTCGAGCCGAGCACCTTTACGTCGCCGGCCTCACCCGTGGCTTTCCACGCCTCCTTGGCGTCCTTGGCCACCTGCGGCGTCACCTTTTCCTCCGTCTGCAAATAGCCCTTGAGGTTGCTACCGTCGCTATAGAACTTGGCCTTGTAGGTGCGGGCCATCTGCGCGGCCTCCACCTCCTCACGCGCCGCCGAGATTGGCCCAAGCCCACGCAACCGGCCCGGCACGTTCAAAAACTTGCAATGAACGATCTGGTCGGCCGTGTAATCATGGCCCAGATAGCTATAGCGGAACTTGGGCGCGGCCGGGTCGTTGCCGTCGTCGCTCACGGTCACGAGGGATGGTGGAAGCACCTCGCAAGAGACCACTTCGCCATCGAACCGCACCAATCGCACGAAAGCGTTCCCGTCCAATACCATGCTTGCCACCATGTCCGCGAGGAAGTCGCGGCGGCTGCGGTTCACGTCCGGCTGAAGCACGATGGAGGAAACCGTGTCGAGCTTCACGCCTCCCCTGATTTCATGGATAGGCAAACCGGTGATGGCGGTTTGCAGCACCTGCACGCCACGGAACACGGTTGAGAGGCTCAACGGGTCGCAGCGCCCCAATCGTGCGGGCGGCTTGATGCCGTCCGGCATGTCCGCGTCGGCACCGCGCGTCAGCACGCGGCCCGCCATTCTCACACGCTCCCAAATGTTCATGCGGCCAAGTATCACCGCTAAGCGCCAAGCCCGCCACAAGCCCGCCGCCCAGCGCCGCATAATGCCGCCACGCGGCGCCGAACGCCACCGGCTAGTAGATTTGCAGCGGCCCCGTTTCCTCGGGCCTGTGGGCGGCTCCCCAAGCCGCCAACATGCAGCTTTCCAACGGTGACGTTAGGCCGGTGCTTCCGCGTCGGCTCACGCGCCATGCGTCGCCGGCCCATTTGCGCGCCGAGTTCGCGGCGCTGGCGTCCAACTCGTGGTCTGCCGCGTGGGTTATCGCGTGGTTAGCCAAGCCGGCAACGAAACTCTGTCCGGTGGTCAGGTAGTCGCCCGCGTCCATGTCCACGAACCGCAACAGCGGGTCGCCCGCGTCGTCGGTCATGTGGCGCAACCGGTCGGACAAATCGGCGGCGGTGCCGCGCGCGTCGATCACCACCGGAGCGCCGTACTTCGAGCACAAGCGTGTGAGTTCGGTCGGCGCGTACCCGGTGCCGTCCAAGATTCTCAGCAATTGCACCGTTATGGTGCCGTCATTGTTGGCGATGCCAGCCGAAACGCTCGTGTGCGTCCCGTCCACGTCCACCGCGACGCCGAACACCACCGGCCGGCCGTCCAAGTCGCCGGGCGTCACCGGTGCCGTTACCGTAGCCGCCCACAACGCCTCGTCTATCGCCCTGTCGGTTATACCCTCGTCCCGACGGTTGCCGAACGCGCGCGCCCAACCTGCCGGGTTGCCCTGGAACTGTTCGCGGAAGTCGGCCAACTGCGCCTTGTCCCACAAGAGTCCGGCGGCTGGATGATAGCGCATGATGCTGTCCAGATTCTCCGGATCTTCGTCGGCTGGCAACCCGAAGTCGAACCAACACGTGCGGCGCGACTGTTCGCCAGCCCTGCAAGCGTCAAGTCTACGGTTGAAGAACGTCGATTCTGCCGTTCCCTCGGTGCTGGTTATCCATAGTTGCGGCTGCACGCCGGTGGCCTTAAGCCTTGTCGCCATGGTCGGCATGAAGCCATCCAAAATGGTGTTTCCGGTTTCCTCGGACAACGAAAACGCCTCGTCCAACGTGATTTTGTCGCCTTGGACGCCGTGCCCCGCAACCTTGGTAACGCTCTTTGGCATTATCACGCTGCCATTGGCGAACGGCTGGCGCAAGTCGCCCGCGCCGAGATACGGCCGTGTGGTTATTGCGGCAAGCGGCGAGCTGCCGAGCGTTTTCAGATATTTCTTGAAGTGGTCGCCCGCGTCCTTGCCCGTCTGCGCCAAATAATAGATGAAACGATCTGGTCCCCACTGCGAGTTGCGCGTGTCCACCGCGTCCACAAGCGTGCTTTTTCCGCACTGTCGCGGTGTGCTCAATATCACCGTGTCATAGAAGTAAGTGCCTGTGTCCGGGTCGATTTCACCAGCCACGTCGGCCACCAGCCGTTGCCATGGCAGCAGAGGCGTGCCAAGCAACCGGGCGAACTTGGCGACTATAGGCCCGTCGGTGCGGCGGTCCGGGTTTCGCTGGGTGCCGCCGCGCAATGGCGTCATGCCTGTGCCTCTTCCAGCAGACTGGCAAGAGCGGGGTCGATTTCCTGCCTTGACTGAAACTCGGTTTTCAATTCCTGGTACCACGCCAAGAGCTGGGCCATGACACGGCTCGTGTCGCGTCCTTTGACGTTCAGCGCGTCGAAATTGCGGGCAATGTTGATCATGGTCTTGCACACGTACTTGGCGTTAGGGTCAAGCTGCCTATCGCCCACGAAACTCTCGATAAGCTCCTTGGTGGCGCGTTCCTGCAAGCCCTCGTTGGGACCATAATAATCATTGAAACCGTCCAAGGTCATTTGCATTTTCCAACCTCCTTAATAGCTGGTTTTCGTTGGTATTCCGCCGTTTTTCAGAATTTTTTTATCCGGTTCGAGAGAGTGAAAAAGTGGGCGCGGGGTCTTTTGGCCGGCCGTTCGCTTAAAAAACAGGTTCACCATTCCGGCCTTGAAGCCACAGTGACGCGATCACTGCGAAGCCCAAGGCGTGCGAGCGTGGCCCGGCGTTCACGTTGCCTTGCGTCCACCAAAGCCTGTGAGATGTGCAAGCCGTACCATTGGCGCACCAACCGCTTGGCCTGCTCGGTCTCAGCCCGCTCCCACTCCACCTCGAAGCCGGGATCTATCACCCGCACGTCGTAGTCAAGGCTTATCCACTCGTCAAGCATCCTAGGGTGGCGCTTGCCGCTTGGCATGGTGCGGATCATCCACACGTCAATAGGCTCCTGCGTTATGGCGAACTGGCGATAGGCTGCGGACCACGCCATAGCAACCGCCCGCCGCTGCGCCATGCTGGGCGACTCCGGTAGGCGCATGGCCCGGGCCAACGCCGGCCACGACACAACCGGGTCGCCTTGCTGCCTGTGAGCCTCCACCCATTCCACGGCCTCACGGTCGCAGGAACCGGGCGGCGTGACCACGATATGCAAGCGCGCCCCATAACCGTAAAGCACGCGGTCCTGGCGGCTGGCGTTGCAATGCTTGCACGCGCGGCGGATGTTCGCCACGGTGTCCATGCCGCCATGCGCGTAAGGCACTATGTGGTCGTCTTCCTCGCCCACACCGGTGCAACCCGGCAGCCTGAGCCAACAAGCGTTGCCCCACGTCTCGATCACCTTGGCCCGCACAAGCGGGTCGATGGTCTGCCTGCGCGCCATCACCTGCCACGCTTCCTAGCCCGCACCCACATGTCGAGATCGGCAAGCTCATACAAGCACGGGGAGTTGATGGCGTCGCCCGCCTTAAACCATTCCGGCCCGCGATTATCGGCCCTCATACGCTCCATCGTCCTAGGGGAGACGCCAAGATAGATAGCAGCCTGTTCAGTGGTCAGTTTTGCGCGCGGGTTCACAGCACACCAACCCAAGCCTTGAGCGATGTCAACAACTCGGCACGGTCGAACACCTGCGCACTTCCGCGCCTCTCGGTCTTGCCCAAGATGCCGTCGCTGATAAGCTGCTGCATCACATGGTCGCCGCTAGGGTCGGCCGTCGGCGCGATCTTGTTCAGGCGAAGCACACTGATAACAATGGAACGCGCAATGGTGTCCGCTCCAATGGTGTCGTGCTCCAATTGCCTGATATTCCATCGAATGGCGTTCTTGATGTCCTTCGTGCGCTGGGCCTTGCTCCTCGGCACCGCCCTCTTAGCACGTCGGCGGTTTGTTGGCTTGTAATCAACCGAATAACCCATGTCTCGAACCTCGTTTCATATTGTGGATAAGAACTGTGGATAAGTGGATAAGAATTGTGGATGATGTGCCCTTCGGGTGGTGGGGCGTTAGAGCGGAGAACCCAGCCAGGGAAACACAAGATTGCTCAAGTGTTTTCCGGGTTAGGGTTCGCCATGCAAGGTTGCTTCGTAACGGAGCCGCGCCGTCGCATAGGTCAGCGGCCGAAGCCGCGCGCAAGGTCTCGCCGCACAGCCCGGCACGTATGCCGGCGATGGTCCCCAGTTGCGCCCGAACAAGACGCCGTGAAGCGATCTGTATACACCCGCATAGCTCCCCGCTGGGGCCGTGGTAACCGCCCGGCATTCCGGGCGTGTTTGTAACGCGCTGGGCAAGGCGCGGCCGGGTGCTTTATCGCGCCTCACCAGCAACCGACCTTCGGCTGGGTCAAGGGCTATGAAGTTATCGGATGCCGTCAGTCGTCGTCGGTGAGGAAATCACCCAGACGGACGATCGCGAGCACCAGCCCCAGCATGAACAACACGAAGGGGTTGAGCAGAATCAGAAGAACGATCTTGATGAAACGTTTCACGTCAATCCTCGTTGAAGCATCGGTCGATCTGTTTCTCAAGATCGTCAAGCTCGTAACCGTTGAACGGGACGCGCACGGTGATGCCTTCCTCCGTCTCAACGATCAGCTCGTAAAAACGTTGCCTGCTTTTCCTGTCCACACGTTTGACCGTGACGCTCATTCCTGGGCTCCTTCCCATTCACGACGGGCACGCCTCGCATGCGTCATCGCCTTGTTAATCGCGCCCTTCATCGCCTGAAGGTCGCCCATGTCCAAGCCATCGAACCCGAACGTGCTTCCGGCCACCTTGATGCGGCAGGCGAAGCCGTAGGGATTGCCGCCGGCGCATTCCGACGGGTCGATGTCCAGCACCTGGAAGTAATTACTGGTGCATTCCGGATTGAAAACGCTCATTTCACTGCTCCTTGATTCATGGATTTAGGCTCCTTCCTCCGCAGCGATAGGCTTGTAATCGCACAAACCAAACCTTTCAAACAACGAAGGAAGGAAGAATAAATGGACGCGGACCTGACATGGTTCGAGCTACTGAGGAACGTCATCGACGCGCTGAAAGCCAACGCACCAGCGGCGAGCGTGGTTATCGCCGTGCTGGCGTTCCTTGTATCGTTGGCCACATACCGGCGCGCATGGCGGTGGCGTTCCGAGGCCGAACCCGCCTTCGTGCAGGTGCAAGGCGACATGCTCCTGGTTCCCGAGTTCAAACGCGCCGGCGTTGACCCGGTTTTCATCGGATGGCTGGCCAACTGCGGGGATGGACGGGCATTCAACGTCAAAGCCATTGGCATAAACTGCGATGCCGAGGTGTGGGACTGCCGGCAGATAGGCGAAACGGTGCTGGGCGAACAAACCAAATGGATCATGAACAACACCGGTCGAATAGTCGAGTTGACCAACGAAACAATGCGATTCTGGGTCACCATCACACCGCCCCGCGATTCGAGTCGCGACATTGAACCCGATCTGACGAAACTAGAGCTTGGCGTGCATTGGGTATCATCTCCAACTCGTCTGCGCCGGTGTCGATATAGACAGTTCCCGTTGCTGGGCATAGAACCATGGAAGTGCGGACCCTTGGAACGACTGCGGAGATGGCATAGGGACAGGAAGGGTCATCGCAGGTTCCATGAACTCGACAGAAAACGGGCTTTAGAACAGAGAAAGATTCTGTCCTAGGAACAATCCGATACGTGCCGTCCGAGAACACCTGTACAGCGTCGTCGGACTGCACGATACCGTCCGAATCCTTGCATCGCCTGCCTTTATAGGAACCGACACCCATGCTGGCAAAAATGCCCTCATTGGCCTCGTACTGTTCAACCACATCATGGTCATAGGGAATACCAAGCCGCTTGCGGTTAACCTCGACCGAATAGACGGACACTCTCAACGAGTGACGGGCCTTGCCCTTCGCTTCCTCTGCGATCGTCCAAGCGTGCCGCGACACCAAGAGCGAAGCAACAGAAATGGCAAATGCCGACGACGACAAAACAAGGTGCCAATCCATCATTTCACCTCCAACGGAGCTCGCCCAAGGAGTACATCGGCGCTGACATGCAAGAGTTCGGCAAGCTCGTTTATCTCATTCGCGCTGAAAGCGATTCGGCCAGTGCATTTCTGCGAGACCGTGGACCGTGAGCAGCGCAATATTTCAGCGACTTCTGCCTGTGTCAGGCCATTGAGTCCCATAAGGCGTTTGACCTTTTCACCTACAGTGGGCGAATCTACTAAAATGTTTGTCACACTCACATCTAACCACGAATATAGTTAGACCTGCTCGTTCGGCGTGTCGTGTTCTATCTTTTTGTTAGTTTCGCTAAACTTATGTGCTATGACAACAGCAATAATCAGCCCTAAGGTCGCAGCTCAGGCCGAATCTGTCAGTTTGCAGGATATAGTCACTCGAAATATGAAAGTGGCCATGACTCTTCGCAATGTCAAACAAAAGGATCTGGCGAACGCTCTTGGTGTCGATAGGTCTTCGATTTCACAGAAGATGACTAGGCGAGTGGCATGGAGCCTTGAGGATATAGAAAAAGCCTCGGACTTCTTTCATGTGAAGCCCGAGGCGTTGGTAGCGGGGCATGGATTTGAACCATGGACCTCTGGGTTATGAGCCCAGCGAGCTACCGAGCTGCTCCACCCCGCGTCGGCTTGTCTCTCAGACAGCTCTATCTACAATAGGTGCAGATTCCAGAAAGTCAACATCGGCGTGTCGCGTCATCTTCCCGCGGTTTTAAAACGTGAATTGGCTCACGCAGCGAGGGGTTTGGGGCGGAGTCGGAGTCGGGGTAATAACGCGCCATAAATGGCCGTTATAGGAATGCCCTGAACCGTTATCCCGAATATTGACATAATAGGAACATGCCTATCAAGATCCCCAGTGGCCTGCCGGCCAGAGATATCCTCGATTCGGAGCGCATCTTCGCTCTGGAGAAGCCCGAGGCGGAGCGTCAGCGCGTCCGCCCGCTCAAACTGGTGATCCTGAACTTGATGCCTAAGAAAATCGAGACTGAAACACAGCTGCTGCGTCTGATTTCCAAGTCGCCGCTGCAGGTCGAAATCGACTTCATGAAGACCTCCACGCATGAGGCCACGCACGTTTCCGCCGATCATCTCGTCAAGTTCTACGAAAACCTCGATGCGTTCAAAGACAACTATTACGACGGTTTTGTGGTCACCGGCGCGCCTGTAGAGCATATGCCGTTCGAAGATGTGGACTACTGGGACGAGTTCAAGACGATTCTCGACTGGGCCTCCACCCATGTGTTCTCCACCATATACCTGTGCTGGGGTGCGATGGGCGCACTGTACTACCGCTACGGCATCCACAAGGTGGATTACCCCGAGAAGATTTTCGGCGTATTCCCGCAGTACCTGCAGGATGAATACTGCTTCCTGACCAATGGCTTCGACGAGATTGATCTGCAGCCGCACTCCCGCCTCGCCGGCGTGAACGAAAACGAGGTACGTGCCAACCATGACCTTCAGATCTTGACTTGGGGGCCGCAGTCCGGCCCGGGCCTGATCGCCACGCGTGACTTCTCCGAAGTGTTCGCGCTCGGCCATTGGGAGTACGGCAAGTACACGCTCGCCGAAGAATACGAGCGCGATATGGCCAAGGGCATGACCAACGTGCCCTTCCCGAAGAACTACTTCCCGCATGACGATCCGAAGCTGGAACCGTTGTTCGCCTGGCGCGCCCACGCCAATCTGCTGTGGCGCAACTGGCTCAACTGGGTGTACCAGACCACGCCGTATGACCTGACCGAGGTGCCGCAGCTCAGGGCTGAGAAGAAGCTCGGTACTGATCGTTCGATTCGGCATGAGCCGGGCGGGCCGCGCCAGGATGATTTCAAGCCGTTTGTGCATGACGGGTATGGGGTGATTCAGGGCTGA